AAGTCACGAGATCCGATTCTCAACCAACACCACAGAGTAGTAACCTCCCTGTTACTGCCAGGCGCCAGCCACCACAGACTACCTCCAGCCCAAAGGGTAATCAACCCAGAACTGGCGGTCAAATAGGGGACTGGGCGCGTCTACTCCGTGACGACGACCGCAAGGGTCAAGGAACGCCACGGTATGCAAAAGAGCATGATCGTCTGTCCATTCCTCAAGGCACTCATGATCACTCATGAGAACCCACGGATACTTCTCCTCCACGAGGGAGAGAAGCCCGTCAGGCCACACCCAAGCCCAACGGAAGACACGACGATAGTAGAAAGGAGAGCGGACGAGTGGGAAATTACGACGCATCCGGCGGTCAATCCGGACAACATACGGGCGCGCAGGCACACCGGTATGAATACCCGTCCAGCGAAGGGAAACCTTTGCCATCAGGGTGCAGACGCTCTTTCGATAAGGCCCCCGAGGGGGGGGCCCAACAACAACAGGGAGACCCCTGTTGTCACCACTCGTTAGGAGATCGGGAGGTGGCGCCGCGAGAGCATCGCGGAACCACCTACGGCGCAAGAGGAATCGAAGCCAAGAGGCGGGGACTTGGGAGATAGAAATCTCACGCAAACAGATTTCGTATCTCATGAGATCACACACGATCCATTTCTGGACCGAGTGACGGAAAGTCTCCACACCCCTGAGTACATCAGCAAGGATGCACCCAGCGGAGCTTCTAGATTCCGGGCGGAGAAAGGAGAGCACCGGTTTACCGACAAACCGATGACGCTGATAGTCGTAAACCCGGCTATTCAGCTCTCCCCAACGACGGGAAACACCCGTCTTTTCAACGTTGACCTCGAAACCGTAGGCAGCTGTGACCTGTTGCCAAACACGGAAGAAGTCAGGATTGCCAGCGAAAAGGCAATCATCACCGTTGAATCTCCCCACCCGAGAGCAACCGGGTCTATCAGACACCCGGTCGACGCTAAGGTCAAAACAGACCTTGTTGAGGATGCAAAGGATGGGGAAACTAACCAGGTTACCCATCATGCTCCCCCTCAACACGGGGACGGACCCCGGCAAGCATCGTTTCAGTTTACACCTGACGTCTGTAAAAGACTCCAGGAGAACTGCTCTCTCTTCGCCGTTCAACTCTCGACATTCGAGGAACACGGACACGATCGCCTCCACGGCAGGCAAATAGATTCGGTCGGTGGCAGCTGAATAGTCACCACTGATGAATGATTCACCATCACGACGATCGCGAGCGACAGCCTCGAATGCTTCCTTCGTAACGTTCCCACGCACACACCACCCGAAGGAGGTGATGTGATTGTACAGGGCCCGATGCACGGGAGACAACACCTTCTTGACGAAGGCCGACTGCATGGTAACAGCACGATGTTTCCCCTTTGTCTTGGCAACCCCGAGAACCGTGAGATTCCGCGGATTGCGCTCCGATTCCCTAGGATCGGTCGACAACGTCCCGCCATTAAGGCGAGACGTTTCCAGGCAGCCCTGCTGGTCAGGAACATATACGTCGGCGAGACCGACGTCCTCACCTCCGCCCTCTCGTCTGGCCGAAGCCAAACGAGCCCCCCAGCCATCGACCAGAACTCGAACACGAGTTCTCAGATCGGACCATCGATCACGGGACCAATGACAATCTGGAATGGTCACCGGAGTAGAAACTCTGGCGACCCATTCGGTCTTAGCGATCGCGGCACTTACCTTATCGCAAGGTAAACACGGG